GGTTCACTTTCGGAACACAATTGATATAGGCTATGACATGAAGATACCATGACAGTAATAGATTGGCATGCAGAAGTTAAAGAATATAAACAAAACTATGATGATGATGGAATTTATGAATATATTGAGAGTTTAGTCCCTCAATATTTCGGTGACATCTATCAAACATATCATGATGAGATAGGAACACCCCTCAACATTGAGATTGAAAATCATCATATTGGCCTTGAGATTTGGCAAATAATGGTAAGCCATATATTCGAGGCATATCTTGAGAAATTCGTAGAGGCTTGGAATGAATTAGAACAGGAGGAAGAATAAATGAGTGAATCGGCAGATTATTGGAATAGCATGATGAGAGCAAACGATATGGATTGTGATGCGGCATTGGCCGCTATTCAAGGTCATGATGACGGAGATTGTGAATGTCTTGGTTGTGGTGAATACATAACATTTGAAGAGAAAATATGCGAGGTAACTTGTATATGGTGTGCGGAGGAATAATAAATGATACCAAGATATAACGATGAAGTTTATCCGGTGATATTCTCAAGCGACGATTTCAAAAATTCAGCAATTGAAGCGATATGTAGCACATACAAAGACGCAAAAAATTATGTTGCTAAATTAGAGAGTGAATTAACTGAGGATGAAGTGGCACAGGGTTGTCAATTCGCTATCTTGTGCTTCAACATAATAGAATGTGAGGAGTAGTCTCAAACACGGTCAAAAAAACTGGCCACCTTTAGGGGTGGTCGGTTTTACCTTTTTTTCGAGGTTTTGTGCAGTTATTATTTATTTAACCCCTTTGACAGTTGCACAAAACCATACCACATTATAACCATAAGCCTTCACTTGGTAGCAACAATTACTACCCAAGATTCCAATACCCTCGATAGTATTATTTTCAATTGAATGTATAAATAATGAAAATAATAATAAAAATATCAATATAATATACTATATAATATTAAGAAAAACATTATTTTGGGTCAGCAGGAGGGGTGAAAATAAAAGTGAAAATAAAATTCTTGAGGGTAAAGGGGAATAACTGTGAAGTTATTGTATAATAAATATATTATTTTATTATTTTATTATTTTCAATACTACTCTCTTTCTTCCCTCCCCTCCTCGATTTTTACTGTCAAGATTCTTAGGGGTTATTTTCCAAAGGATATTTTTTCCCCTCTCGGAAGCAGGGCAAAATAATGAAAATAACAAAATATTAGAGCAGTTGCCCGTTTAGTGTTCAAAATAATCTAAAAATAATCCAAAATAATAACTTGAGTTGGCAAAGTTCATCTAAATCAAAATAGAAATAAAGGCTTTCTTTAAATGTAATTTAAACGGTAGGATAAAACATGGAAGAAGATAAATGGGAAAATATCAAATTAGATGTAGTTGAATACCTAGAATCGGGAGCAGAACTTTCTGATGGACTAAGACAAGTGGTAGAATTAAACTTGCAGGTTGGAGATAATGATGAGAAGGCTAGAACAGGTGTGCTGAAATCATTGAAAGCGTTGCTAAGTGGTAAGGAAGGAACTCCCTTTCACAAGGGTAACAAGAGTGACCTTCCTGCTAAGGTGAGGGTCAATGTGCAAAAGTTAGGTAAGATAATGCATGGTGCTTCAATGGCATATATGGAATATGACGAATTGATGCAACTCATCACACCACGACATAAAAAATCCGGTGGTGGTTTCTATAAAACCCACAAAGAGTTCGCTAATGCTAACAAGAAGAGGTTGATGACGAGGCTCAAAAAAGAATATCGTTTAGGTCTGTGGGATGGAACAATAGATGGTTTATTGCCTCTTGAAGAAGAGTAATGTCACTATAGGTCATTTTTAACCCGTCGGCATCCATCGAGTCGGCCTTTATATACCCAACGAGGTCGAGGATGCAATCGGGTCACTCGGTGACTCACCCCCCAACCGTAACTTGAGTAGTGAATCTACTCGACTTACGCTCACGGTTGAATTAGTTTAAAGCAAGGGGCAACAAAGAAGTATATCATTTGATATTACCGTGTTTCGGGGGGAACATGCGATGCTTAACTAATTCAACCACCTAACACTCCACCCGAAATAACAATGGTGAATAAAAATGATAAAAGGAACAAATGAACAATGCGAAATATGGAACGAAATAACAAACACAACTAATGATGTAATAGTCAATGCCGGTGCAGGAACAGGTAAGACTTTCACAATCGTAGAAGGTGCAAATAGAGCAGACGAAGTAAGAAAGGGATTTCTATGCTTTAACAAATCTATTCAAACTGAACTACAAGAAAGACTACCCGAAGGTGTAGAGGCAAAGACATTTCACGCATTAGGTATGAAAGCAGTTAGAGATGTAGTTGGTAAGATTAAAGTAAACAATTGGAAAGTAAAGAATATAATTGATACTATTCTAGGCCGTGACTATCACGCACAACCACTTGTCAAACTAATTAGTCTAATCAAAGGCTCAATGGTTGATTGCACTAACGAGCGAGAAATCTACAAATTAATGGATGAATATAACATTCAATTTCATGATGACCGTGAAGAAGCACTAGGTGTTAGTGTTGTCTGCCAAATACTTGATGAATGTAAATCAATTACTCATGAGATTGACTTTGATGATATGATTTGGCTACCACTAGTCAATGGTTATCCTCTACCACAATTTGATATTCTATTCGTTGATGAAGCACAAGACTTCAATGAGATGCAAAGACAACTAGTTTTGGCTTGCACAGAAAACGGTAGATGTATTATTGTTGGTGACAAAAATCAGGCAATTTATGGCTTTAGAGGTGCGGATAGCGGTAGTATTGCTATCTTCAAGAATCAACTAGAAGCAAGAGGTAAAATTGTCAAAGAGTTTGGTTTGACTCTAACATGGAGATGTCCTAAGTTAGTAGTTGCAGAAGCAAACAGATATGTCAAAGACTTCAATTGTTTAGAAACTGCTGAAACAGGCAATGTTCATGTTAATGCATATCTAAACCCACAGAAGGGTGACATGGTATTGTGTAGATATAATGCACCATTAGTTAGTGCATTCTATGATTTAATTACTCAAGGTAAATCAGCATATATTCTAGGTCGTGACATGCACAAAGGTTTGGTAAACTATGTCAAAAAGATTACCAAGAACGAAGGTATGTCATCCGAAGAATTCAGTGAATTACTTGAAGTAAGTTATAATGCTGAATATGCTAAGTTGCTTAAGGCTGAAAAGACAAATCAAGCAAACACACTTAGCGATAAGTACGAATGTATCAAGATATTTGCTGATAAGGCTAACTATGTTGGCGGTATCATCAAAGAAATCGAGAAACTGTTTAACAGTAAAACAAGAGGTGATATTAAATTATCAACTGTCCACAAGGCTAAAGGTCTTGAGGCTGATAATGTATTCATCCTAGCAACAGAAAGAATGCCACATCCAAAAGCATCTAATATGCAAGAGGAAAGAAACATTTGTTATGTTGCTATAACAAGGGCTAAGAAAAACCTATATTATTGTGGCCCAAGACCAAAGAACTGAATGGAGGAATAAAAATGGAAACAGAAATAATTAGAGCAAAAAGAAGTTTAGGTGACGGACATTGGGATAAGAAACTTATCGCAAACATGGTAGAATTATCTAACGCAGACAACTATGAGGAAGCAAAACATGAATGGATTGCTACCGGAGATGTTTGGTGGAGTGGTAATTCTAACGAAAGACCATCATGGGTTAATGACCATGCAGGTAAATGTCTTTGTGGACATAGAGTTGTCTATCACTTTAAAATATTGAACACCGAAAACGGTAATGAAGAATGTGTCGGTAGTGAACATATTGGTTCATATCTTATTCTTAGAGAAATCAAAGAAAGAACCGGACTTAAAGAATCCGAGATTACTGATGAGATGATTCAAGAATGGATTAATGAAAGAACACAATCTATGATTCAAACAGCATGGTGGCATACCAATGGTGAACACTTCACTGAAATGTTTGATACTATCAAAGAGGCTGATTTGAGAATCAATGTTAAGTCTAAAGACCAATATTGGTGTTGGACTGATAAGAAATACAAAATCAAAAGCCGTGTATTAAAGCGTGGTAGTGGTAAACTTGGTGAAGAACACTATCAAATGTCATCTATTGTTTGGAGATGGAATCACCCAAATAATGCTAAGAATCAATCAACAACTAGAGGCTATCCTAACGATAAACTTTGGAATGATTTAGTTTACTTCCACGCCATGTATCTTGTTGAACATAAAGCAAGAGTAGAAGCCGAAGATGCTAGACTCGATAAAGCAACTCAACAACAACATGAAAGAATAGCAAGACAAGAACAAGAGCGTGAAGAAAGACAAAGACAACAGCAACTTAGACAAGAACAATATGAAAGACAACGGGCTGAAAGGATGGCTAAACTTAAACAAGAAGAGAAAGAGCGTAAAGCAAATCTTCTAATCACTAATGCAGATAGACTAACTCAAGAGCGACAACAACTAAACGACCTATCTATGTTTAACAACACAGAAGTTACCGAGTTCAAGAATATGTGCGACTACTATGGCCTACCTGTCTTTGACGGTAACTTTCCTATATCAATATGGGAGTCTGCCTTCTTGTTAGATATTAGAAGAAGAATGGCAAGTGGTAATGAGTTATCAACAAATCAACTATCTACTCTAAAGAATATTTGTAGTAGTGAACCTGCTACATCTAAGCAAGTCAAATACTTAGAAAACTTAGGTTATGAAGGTAGTTTTGACGGTATAACTAAAAGAAAGGCTAGCATCATGATTACCAACAAGAAACATTACGATACTTTTGAGGGAGAGCAATGACACAGAAGAAAAACAATAAGAGACAAACACGCTCTAAGCCGAAAGAAGATTTGAATAAAGATGGGGAATATCTTGTAGGACTAATTAAGGAATTTAATAAGTTCCTTGACGATAACTCTCACCTTCGGGTGAGGAAGGTTATCGAAGCCTATAAGAAATTCTTCAAGGGTCAAATATGATTCTTGGTGAATTAAATGCTTAATTGGCTAAAACAGTTCTTTGTAAAAGAGCGTAAAGAGAAAATTCCAAAATGCTACAAATGTGGGTTAGTAGCATCAACAATGGTGTTTATGGAATTTAAAACAATGGAACTAGAAGAAATAGAAAATAATATTCTAGTTCAACTTTGTAGTCATTGTCATACAGAATTATTTGTTTTGTATGACAAAGACTACATCCCACCAACAATAAATAAAAATGGAGATGAATAAAAAATGAAAGTAGAACAAGAATTTGGAAATACAATTTACAATGATGGAACAATTGCTATGAAGGTCAAATATGTTTTTGAAGATGCAGTATCTATGATGTTATTCTTTAAAGATGAAATTTGGACTAATAGACCCGACGGCAATACATGGGAAGTTAATAGAAGAGAACTTACTATAACTTGCACAACATTTGTTCAAGCACTAGACCACTACAACTCAATAGTAGGTGAAGAAGAATGAATATATTTGCCCTATCAAAATGCCCGATTGAATCAGCACAACAAATGATAAACAAGCATGTAGTTAAGATGCCAACTGAAACTTGTCAAATGCTACATACTAATGCTTTGTTTAAAGAATATACAGATAGATATGGTCAAGAACCAACTCTAGCACAACTAAAACAATACCACGAAGATACAGAATCTATCTTAATGAAACCTGCTATGCTTAACCATCCTAGCACTATTTGGGCTAGACAGAACAATGATAATACTATGTGGTTGTTTGAACATGGTATGGCTCTTTGTGAAGAGTATTCTTTGAGATACTACAATAAGAGGCATGGCACTTACAAAAGACTACTACAAACACCAATAGAATATGATGCAGATAGCAGTTTAGCAACACCTGTAACTATTGCTATGTTTGATAGTTATAGAATACCTAATGAGTATGGTGAACATTGTTGGGAATATGTGATTGATTCTTACCGGCATTACTACTTAGAAGGTAAATGGAGATTTGCTCACTGGACAAAAAGAGAAGAACCTTCTTGGTGGCCAAATAATCATGCAATACACAAAGGTAATGAGATAATTATAGATTACAATGAAAGATTTGGTGCTAATCTAAAACTGTTAGAGGTGAAATAATGGAATGTAAAAATTGTAATGGAACAGGATGGGTAGATAGTTGGAGTATGGGACACGATGTAATGTTGAAAGAACAATGTTATGATTGCATGGCTCACGAAAGAGATAAAGTTCAACTTGGTATGGAAATATCTAAACTACTATCTACTCTTAGTAGAGAAAGACTCGCAATAAATTTAGCCCAACTACTAGTAGAGTTGTCGGATAAGCACTACGACTTATCTAAACTTGATGAACTAGTTGCGACTAAAGATAAAGAAGGAATAATGATGGAAATAAAATATATGATGTGATAAAATGAAAACAAATGTAGAATTTAAAATAGTGCAAGATGTAGAGTTACCTCCCTTGGTAATCTCGATGAACGAAAACGATATGCCAAAGGTTGTATTGAATACTCAGCATAAAATATGGTTGTCTTTAAATAGACGATTAATCTTAGGAATCTTTGAAGCCTTGCCGGAAAAACTCGATATGATTTTAGACGGCTATCTTAGGGAACAAAGAATGTTTGAGATTGATGATAATAATATGCAAAGGCAGATTAACGGTAGAGGTGAAGAATAAATTGACTATTGATTTATTTTCACTCACTAGAAGCCGGATTGAATTTAGGCTCACTTTAAATAGTGATTAGAATAAGAAAAATAGAACAAAAAAAAGGAGATGAAAAATATGGTAAAAGTAAGAATACTGAACGAAACAGGACATACGGAACTTCAATTAGAGGTTCAAGAGGTTATTGAACAAATTGATACACACCCGACACATTGGGTTTTTGTAGATGGTGAAATGGTTAGCCGTGAATCTATCAATGAAATCAATTGGGATGCAGTAGACAGTGTTGATTTGACCCCTGCTATCGTAGGCGGCTGAATTAGTATCTACTGATTCTTCTCGATAACAATGGAAGAGGGGGGAAGGGGTTATTACACTCCTTCTCCCCGTTTATGGTGTGAAGATGGAATACCACGACTTCATTGAGTCCTCTTTCACCATAATTAATGGATGGGACTACAAAGTTGAATCGTGGATTATAGATAGATTTGAGATGGTTGTTTCTAGCAGAAGTCAAAAATCTATGATAAAATTTTCAGTAAATCAATTGTTAGATGACATACTATGGGGAGTCCCTTTAGCAGTTAATCAAGGTTTTTACTATTGGAAGATTGAGAATCTTCCTCTTAGATTAGAAGCAAAAAAATTCCATAGAGAAAATTGTAGTGGTCGCAACAATTGTAAAATGTGTAAATTAGAAAAGCAATGGAGTGAATTCAATGAAAGAACAAGACCCGAACTATGTTAGTAGCCATAGAGCGTATAAGAAAAGAATTGCTACTAGATGCCGTGTATGCGGCGGGCAACTATTATTGCCCGAAGAAATTAAATTAGAAAGGCACAAAAAATGTGTGCCTAAATCAGATTCAAAAATATATATGATGTGATAACAATGGAAAAAATAGAAATTAATATAAGAAAGCCGGATGATGGAACGAATTATTATACGACTTATGTAAAGTCCGACCTTTTACACTACAGTAGAAACAAAACTGTATCTCCCGATAGGTCAGCAAAAGACCCCTTACATAAATCGTTAAAGACTATGTTCAAGGATATACTAAAGCAACCTAGAACGAATAGATGGGGTTATACTAACAAACTAAACTATTTTGGTGAAGGTGATTTTAGTGGAGTATTTTGGATAAAAGAATGTCCAATAGCACTATCAAGAACTAACAGTAAATTTAGGATAAACGGTAAAGCAGAAAGCATGGAAACTATTGCTAACGCATTTGCTAGAGTTGCATTCAAATCTTGCTTTACTGATGATAACTCTCAACTAATGCAGACATTATTTACTTCCTTGAGCCTTAGTGAAGATATTAAGTATGTATTAGAGAATAGAGTACCTTATCATTACTTTAGAGATTTTGAAAAGCAAGAAGTTAGGCTTAATGTTGCTCAAATAGGTGATAAAGAGTTCGCCATTGAGATTGGTGACGGAGTATGGGGTAACATCTCAATGAAAGATTTACAATCGTTCTGTAACTACTATATTCACAGTAAGAAGAACAGTAAGTTTAGAAGAATGGGTCTAAAGAGATTATATGAAGCACTAGTTGGTAGAGAACCATTAGACTCGGACATTAAAGTTATGAGAGAATTCCTAGCACAAAATAGAACAGAAGACTTGATTGAGAATAGGGCAAAAGAATTGCTAAGAGATATTACTCGACAATACCCTAACAGAATCAAACTCATTGAAGATGATAATGGTGAGCCTCAAGAAATGTTTGTTGCAGGTAATGACTATGACTGGAAACTAACCAATAGCGCATATAAAAGTGAGATACAAAAGGTATCTACCTTTGTTAGACAAAAGCGAATTGAACATGATGACAACGGTAAAGAAGAAGAAACATGGTATTGGGCAGGTTCGATATGTATAGATAATATGGCTAGAGGTTCTTCACTAGGCGACCAATTCGCAACTAGAGCATTCGCTCTACTTAATGATAATATGACGGTAGCGAGAGTTAATACAATAAATTCGTACCTAAAATACAAACCAAATGAAAATGAAAGAGTGGATATGAATGAAGTGCATAGAATGTGACGGAAATAAATTTGAAATGGATGAAAGATTAGGCGAACTATCCTGTATGGATTGCGGCTACATCGCAGTAACAGAACTATTTGAACAAACTGTATTACCTGTCAATAGAGACGGTGAGTTTATTCATTCTGCTGATAAGTTATTGGGGTCAAGAACAAACCACAACGAAAAAGCGTGGCTTAGAAATTCTAATCACCATTTAGAGAAAGGGCTTAGAATGTGCAATATGTTATTGGCTACATTGATGCCTAATCATCCTCTAAAGGATAGAGTAGAAGAGTGCTACATTTCTCTTTACAGAAGTAACACACTTACTACTTTAGGTGTCGAAGAAAAGGCAACTGCTGTTGTATATTATGTTCTAAGAGAAAATAGAACACCAGTATCACTTAAAGAGTTAAGACAAGAGTTTTCTTGTAATACTAGAACATTGAACCAAGCAGTAAAAAGAATCAATAAACATTTCAACAATGTAAATGCTTATACTAAGATTGACCCTTATTATATGTTAAAGGTAGTTACAAGTAAAATTACTGATGACTTAACCTTTGCATCTAATTGTCAAGATGTATTAGAGTTATTTGAGTCTTTAACGCAGAATGTAGATTGTGTTAAAGGCACAGTATATTATTCTAGTATTTGTTGGATTACCAAGAACATTTACTTGCATCCAATAAAACAGAAAGAGATTGCAGAAAAGGCCAATGTGTCTTTATCTTCAATTAAACTAACCACAAAGAAACTGTTGGCTTTGATTGGTTATGAAAAATGCTCTCAAGTGAGAGGTAAACAGATAAATGAATTAAGGAGAAATTAAAATGAATGATAAAATAAATGAAGAATGGATTGAATACTATGTGTATTTAGAAGAATTACGGCAAAGTGGAGTAACCAATATGTTTGGTTCTGCTCCATATTTAAGAGAGGAGTTCGGTTTAGGCCGAAGAGAATCAATAAAGATTGTAGCAAACTGGATGGATAACTACAAAGAATTAATAGAAAAAGGAATAATAAATAGAGGTGAATAAATATGAAAAGAAAAATATTAGTAATTGGAGCAGGTGGAATAGGAAGTTATCTTATTTCATTTTTGAATAACTTAGACTTGTATGAGATACAGGTGAATGATGATGATAAGGTGGAGACAAAGAATCTAACATATCAAAACTTTAGCGAGGAAGATGTTGGTTTGCATAAAGTCAGCAGTATGAAGGCTAACTTTAATTGTATAAAGTTCGCAAGCCCTTATCCTATCTTAACACCTAATCAACTAGAAGGTTTTGATTTAGTAGTTTGTTGTGTAGATAACTTAGGCACTAGAAGAATGCTTTACAATTCAAATGTAAAGTGGTTAGACTTGCGTTCTCAAGGTAGAAATGCGGCTTATGTTTCTTATCAAGCAGACCCATCAATGTATGATAGTTTGCTAGCAGGTAAGGAAGGTTCGTTTAGTTGTCAAGGAGAATCATGGGATGGTTCTCAAGAAGGAATACATTTCATGCACATGGCTATTGCAGGTATGGGCGCACAATGGATTCAAAGATGGTTTAATGGTGAAAGTGTAAACTCTTTCGCTGTAGTAAATGTATGAGGTGATATAATGGTAGATATAGAAATAGAGAGTTTAGAAGATGCAAGAGAAAGAGCAGAACAACATATAATGGATGTATGGTATCAAGAAGCACATTTAACTTGTGAGTCTATCGGAGTTGACTGGGATGACCGAGCAAATGTAGATGAATTAGGATATAAAAGTAAAGAGTTCTTTAATGCTATTTGGCATGCTTCCACAGAAATACTACCTGCCTTAGAAGTGCAAGTAGTTATTGATGGTAAGAATGATTGTTATGTTACAACTGGTTCTTCCGGTTATGTTGAGTTTGGTATGCAACCCCCTGTTGGTATGAGTTTACCGATTAAGTGTTGGATTCATACTCATCCATTTGGTGCCGCTTATTTTAGTGGTGTTGATTGGGGAACAGTAAATGTATGGAAATCATTAATGCAAGAAGCCTATGTATTAGGTGGTGTAGAACACTATGGTTATTGGAATAATTCACAGCCTAACTTATTAATGATTAGATACTTGGATGGAAATGGATTAGAGACTTTTAGAGGTCAAGTACAACCGGAGCGTGAAGAAGAATGACTTGGTGTAGAAATATGAATAATGAGTGGATTGGTAAACATAGGCAAAAACGAAGAATATTAGTTCCTAAAAGGAAACTTAGAGAGACAGCAACTCTTCCTAAAAAGGGAGGCAAACCTTCGACAAAGGGATTAACAAATCAAACCGCTACAGGCAATAACAACATACAAATTAATGCAAACAATGTTAATGTAACAATAGTAAATAATGAAGACACACTTAGAGATTCAGTAAAAATGGAGGAGAGAAAATGAAAGCAGTAGGAAAATGGGTAATAGTAGAAAAAGTAAATGAAAAGAGTGGAGCAATCATATCTAAGGTAGATAACAAAGGCGTAGTCGTAGACTGCCGTTGTGATAAAAACTTGAGAGATAAGATTGTCTACTTCAATGAAAGAAAAGATTATGTTAAAGTGAACGATTTTATTGCAGTTCACTATGATGATATACTGGCGGTGGAATAATGAATTGGGGAGATACTGATGAAAGAACAGTATTGCACATGATGGGATATAGAGGAAATATATTTACTCTTGAATATTTCAAAGATGCAATAGAAAATCATAATTGTGATAGATTGACCCTATTATATCTAATAGACTACTATGAAACTCAATGGGGTTCAAATGAGGATGTTATGGTAATTGGGAACTATTTAGAGAATCTACATCTTACGGAACAACATAGGATAGAAAAGAAATTTAGGAGTGATAATCAATGATAATACATGGAAATGAAGTAAAAGAAAAGTTATTACAAGGAATAGATATAGTTGCGAATACAGTAAAGCCCACACTTGGGCCACAAGCACGAACAGTAATATTACAAGGTAATCCACCTGTTGTAATTAACGACGGTGTTACAATTACTAAGTATATTAGTCATGAAGACCCTTATGTTCAAATGGGTATTCAGTTAGTGCAGAATCTAGCAAGTAAAGCACAAGAAGGTAGTGGTGATGGAACTACTACTGCTTGTATTCTTGCTCAAGCATTATGTCATAATATGTTAGATGCACCGGAAATGAATGTTCACCAATTTAATAATTTGATTGAAGCATTGAAAGTTCTCACAATTACATTTCTAAATGACGAAGCGCAAGAAGTCGAGGACATAGATATACTCGGTGTAGCAACCATAGCGGCAAATAATGATAGCAAACTAGGTATGTTAATTGCTGATGCAATAAACAAGGTTGGTCGTGATGGCATTATTACTGTCGAAGAATCTAAAACACACAATACTGATATTGTTGTTAGAAAAGGCTTGGAGATTGATGAAGGCTACATGAGTCACTTAATGGCTAATAGCGAAGATGGTAAATGTACCTTCGATAGTCCACTAATTTTCCTATCTAATTTAGCGATTAGAAACTTTAGCGAAATATTACCTATGATGGAACATGCGGCTAACACTAAACAACCTCTAGTTATATTCTGTAAAGGAATGGATGGTAATGCTATGAATAATGTAGTTATGAATCTATTACAGAAGACAATAGATATTGCAGTTGTTACCGCACCTAACTTTGGCGATGCTCAATTAGATGAGTTGGCTGATATTGCAGGTGTCGTAGGTGGAACTCTTTATACTGATGAAAGTAAAGACGACCCTAAAGCATTACATTCCACAACTTTTGGAACTTGTGATAGTATTACTATTACTAAAGATAAGACAATCTTTGTTGGAGGTAACAGACCATTAACTGAAAATAGAATAGCCACACTAAAGGGAACATTTGAAGATAGTCAAGATGAGTATGATAAACTTAGACTTAAGAGAAGAATAGCAAGACTTAGTGGTGGCGTTGCCACAATTAAGGTTGGTGCTTCTTCATCTATTGAAATGAGAGAAAAGAAAGAAAGATTAGATGATGCTCTTAATGCTACTAAAGCCGCACTAGAAGAAGGTATAATTGTTGGTGGTGGTCTAACATTAGCAAAGGCCGCTAAGAAAGCAATAAAGGGAACAAAACACGGTGATTGGTTTTATTCAGCCATGCAAGAACCAATGAAAGTATTACAAAACAATAGTGGAATAGATACTCCAACTATTAATTTTGGTAAGAAAGATATGGGCTTCAATGCCCTTACTGGTTCTACTCAAAACTTAAGAAATGCAGGAGTGTTCGACCCAGTTAAAGTTACTAAAAATAGTTTCTTAGCGGCTATGTCTATCGCACAACTTTTCTACTCAACCGATGTAGCAGTTTTGTTACCGGAGGAATAGAGTTGAAGTGTCCGACTTGTTGGAGAAAAATGCAAGGATATTACGCTAGAAGATTTGGTAAATGTAAATACTGTTTGGAGAGTGAAAAGAAATGATAACGCCGGATGATTGGGAAGGAGAATATAGAGGAATAACTTATGAAATATCAGCAGAAAATAAAGTTAGCAAACCTTTTCTAAAGATACTATTTTATGAGGGTGATGACCCTTCTTTTGATATAGAACATCATGGTTATTGCCATACTCTAAGACAGGCACATAAAATTGCTAAACAAATAATAGATGAAGAATTAGGTGATGAGGAATGAAGAAAAGAGCCGTAACAGTAACACTACCTGCACCACATAAAGCGCAGATTAAATGCCCTATTTGTAAAGGTAACAAATGTGTTGTCTGTAAAATGACAGGTAATTTAGCAATAGATGTTGCGCCAAAGATACCAATACAAAGAGCGCATATTATCAAATATGTTATGGAGAACATGCAAGATGTTTCCCAAGAACTAACTAGAATGTATGGCTTAGTACCGGAGATAGGAACTAAAGAAGTAGTTGTTGTCAATGAGGGTCAGTATGAGATAGTACAAGTATCGTCGTTAGGTGGTGCTTGTTGGATAGTAAATAGATTAGATGAATTAGAAACTCCACGATACTTCACCGCTTTGAAAGACTTAAAGAAATTCAAAGAGGGGTGGATGAGTTGAGTGATTTAGAAACAAAAGGGACAATAGCCCGTAACGCAACTGATGAGATATTAGTTAAGCGTGGAAACTATTGGAACATTGAAGTCTTTGATGTTCGTTGGTATAGTAACGATAAACCAACAAGAAAAGGTATTCGTATGAATATTGAAGAGGCTAAATTATTATTAAAAATATTGGAGAGAGAATTAGAATGACGAAAATAATAAGCGATGTGCAAATAAAGAAATTGATGAGAGAGTATAACCCCAAAAGAGAATGGTCGGAAGGTTGTGTAGAACAACTTAGACAAAACTCTTGGCAGTTAATCAATTTCATGTTAAGTGAAATTGAAACAAACATGGAAGGAAATAAAAGAGTTCAATCACAAGATATAGTGAATGCTTACAATTTTATTGCTAATGCAATAATGTTGGCCAAGCAACCTGTATTGAGACATTTTATGGAGGAAGAATAATGTTCAAGTATGTTAGAATTTGGCAGAATGATAAAAAGTTAGACGAATGGGCTAAGAAAGTTAGAAAAGAAATCAAGAACGATAGACTACTAGAAGCCTTTGAAGTAGATTTTAGTCAAATCAAAAGGACTAATGAATTTACAAGAGCATCCTTTGTTATGTATTGGGAAATACAAACTAATAGCCAACTATCTACAATTGCACCGCCTTTGGTTCAAGCCACTTTAGTATCTATGACTAATAAATTAGTAGAGATGGAAAAAATGGATGAAGCGCAAGTAGTTAATGCTATGATGATTAACTTTACTAGAGTATTAGGAATAATCAATAGTGGTGCTAACGATGAAGAAGAGTGAATGGATTTACTTGGCAAATGCTATGTGGACATACTCGGATAAACATGAAGGTGAAATATCACGCCTTCTAAAAGAAGTGGTAATTAAAATTAATAAAAATATGGAGATGATTATAGATGATAGATTGGAAAATGATGAGCCGGTTGTTAGAATCCACGAAGGAAAAGA